TCTGACTCGAAATCAGATGTGCCGGAAACGGTACCGGGGGTTCGAATCCCTCTCTCTCCGCCAAATTTATATCACAAAAGGCTGATTTGCAGTAAGTTGCGAATTAGCCTTTTCTTATGTCAGCTCGCGGAAAAAAATAAGTAATTGAAAATCAGGGTCTAACAAAAGCCCGAGGACGCAGAATGTACAACTAAATTACAACAGCCACCCCGCAGAAGTTGTCGCGGACAGATTCATTGAATGTCCCCCAATCCTTTGTCAGAACGGGTTTTCGCAAGGATTTCGCTAAACCACAAACAATCTAAACCTATTACGATATATCCATAATAATCTTGCAATTTTTGACTCTTTTTTATAGAATGAAAACACTATGGGAAAGATTACAAAAAAATATTGCGAAGGCAGACGTTCACCGTTCCAGCTTTCGTGGAGTGATAAAGGTAAGCGTATATCGCGCTTTTTCGATACGGAAGACGCTCGCGATGAGTTCTTGAAAGAATACAGTTTTCTTGAAAACCAAAGCTTTCAAGGGCTGATGACTATAGATAAGAACGCCATCGAAGACATCGCCAGAATCGAGACTCTCCGCGGTTCTACGAGCTATCGTGAACTATGGGAGTTCTGGACGAGACACCATAAGGACAGAGTCGTAATGAAGCTCTGGGATGCCTGCGACGCATATCTACGGGATATGATTCAGAATAAAAAAGCAAATACCGAGCATATTCGGCATGTCCGCAGAATCCTTGAAGCGCTGGTAGAAATGTTCGGGGAAAGATTAGTCGAAGACATAAGGCGCGAAGAATTGGAAGAATGGTTGTTTGCACTGCCATATTCGCCTGTCACGAAAAAGAATTATCGTTCGACTTTGTGCGCCTCTTGGAACTGGTTTGAAAAGCACAATTTTATCGATAAGAACATAGCAAAGGCTCTCGACTGCCCTGCCATAGACGCAGGTGAAATCGGCTTTCTTACAGTTACCGAAACTGAACAGCTTTTACGCGCTAATGAAAAATCCGATCCCGAAATTTGCGGGCTTATGGCTCTCGGACTTTTTGCAGGGATGCGAACTTCGGCAATCCCAAGAGTCGCCTATGAAGAAATTTCAATGCGTAAAGGGATTCTGACGCCTGCAGAAAAGACGAAGAAAAAACGCCGCAATTATATCGAGAATCTCCCCGACAATTTATGGGCATGGCTCGAACGTACACCTCAAAGCGCATTCGGATGGTGCGAAAGGAAATTCAAAAAACGCAGAGAGTCAGCCCTTAGGCGTGCCGGACTTCTCGTCAACGGCTCTCAACTCAAAATGCCAGACAAAAACGGCAAGATACCGCAAAAGAAAATACCGCCTAAAAATGCCTTCCGCCATAGCTTCGCCAGCTACCACGTTGCATGGAAACGCGACTTCCAAGATACCGCGCTCATACTATCCCACCAAGGTACGGAGATTCTTTTCAAACACTATCGTGGCAACGCCACCAAGGAAGATGCCGAAAAATACTTCGCAATTTATCCATCGGATTATCAGAAGGATTGACATTAAAAATCGGCGACATTGAATGTAAAAAATGGCTCGCAAAAAATCTAAGAAAAAATCTTTTTCCACAAAATTTACCGTCTTTATTGTGATATTGGGTGTCTTGTTCGCATTAGCGCAATATTTTTATCCTACACAAGTAGAACAGGTTAAAAACAAGGTAAGCGAACTTGTCTCCGAATACACGCCCCAGCCGAAGTCTGATGATATTGTATATTTGGCGAATTCCGATGAGATTGCCGTAGGAAATTATCTGCCTGCCGCTACGCAAAAGGTTCAAATTCTCAAAAATATCGGCTACATATCTGCGTTTTCAAACGATCTTGGAGTTCCCCTATGGGTTGCGTATGTAGCGCAATACCCATTCAAATTTAATACGGTGAGTCGCCCTTCAAGTTTCACCAGAGATTCAAGAGCATCGGGAAGCGCTGAGCATAAGGACTATTCGAATTCTGGCTATGACAGAGGTCACATGGCGCCGAATTATGTCATTGGAATGTGCTATGGGGAACAGGCTCAAATGGAAACCTTTTTGCTTACAAATATCGTACCGCAAAAGGCGAATATGAATCGTGGAATTTGGAAGGATATTGAGCAGTATATTTCAAATGATTTGGCAAAAAAATACGGTAAAGTTCTCGTATTCATAGGTCCTATATTCGAACAGCCTATTCAGCGAATAAAAGGTAAAATTGCTATTCCTTCGGCTTGCTATGCTATTCTGATGACGAAAGGTTCTGATAACGCTATATACGCAATGGGCTTTATAGTGCCTCAAGCTCCTACAAAAAAGTACATCTGGGATTACTCTGTTCCTATTGATGAAATTGAGCGACTTACGGGAATAGACTTTCTTCCGCAATTGCCCGATGAACTTGAAAACAAGATAGAAGCGCGTAATGATATTGTTCCTTTTAAGGTAAAATAAAAATCTTTCCTCAATTTACAAGGGATTGGCGGCTTTTACTAAAAAAATTCTTGTCGGAATAATGTGTTTTTGAGAATATATAACACGAAAATGAGAGAGGCATATCTCACTTTTCCGTCGGCAAGTATGGCGACTGCTTGTCCACTCCGCATTGATTATAGGAGTGCGTATGTCCGCAAGGAATACTGACCCCTCCGAAGCTTTTGGGAGGCGCAAAAAAAGCAAAACTGCGCCTTTGTATGTCTTGCCGGATGTATCGGGGTGTAAATTTTCACTATATGGCAAAGAAGACACCTACAATATCAATGGCCCTGCTCTCGGGCATAGGAGAGCAAAAATTAAAAACTATACTTATTCCGATAAAGCCCATTCTCGAAGAAAAATCTCTCTGGTGGGAAACTGTGAGCGATTTTAAGCCTAGAGAGCTGACTAATTTTTTACGGAGTAGCCGTGATCTTCCAAAAGAAGTTTCTGACGCCCTCTATGTAATAGGAACACTTGCTAAACCCGACTATGAAAGCTTCGTTATGGATGCCTTTCTTAATACAGCCGTTGATGTTCCATCGTCCAATATAAAAGCGGCAGTACAGTTATGGGATATGTCTCCGCAAGAATGTTCTTCAATAATTGTAAGACAGGATGCCCTGCGCGGCAGAAAGTACAGCTACTATCGCCCAAAAATAAAGGATGAAAGCGTTTTGCAAATTCCTACGGAAGAGATGATAGAATCTGTCCGCAAAGAAATGTCCGATTGGTTTTTCAAAAACAACAAAGGCACTTATACTCTAATTTTATGCCATGAAGTTGAGGAGTGGATTTATTTCAGCATATTCCACGGCGGGCTGATTAAACGCGATAACGACGTAAATAGCGGAGAAGTTGGCGTTGTTACCTATCGCCCCGAATTATCAGATTTTGTACGCATAAACAAGACGACGGGCGTTCTTGGAATTCATTTATCGGTTCGCAATAAGACCGTGGAAAATTATTATGTAAAAGCTTTCAATCAGCTATTTTTGCCCGACACTTCTTATATCGCCCGCAATTGTTATACATTGGAGCCGTTAAAAGATGAAAACAAAATACAGATTGTCGGGGAGCTTGGTGCAAAAATTTCAGCGTTCTCTCTCAAAAAGGTATTTTTACAATTTAAGGACAACGAGGTTTGCATCAAGGGCGATAATTTAAAAACGCTTTGGAAAGATTGGAATCTGCGTATTGGCATGTTTAAAAAGGCGGATTTTGATGTTGTTTTCAACGGTGATGACAACCCCAAAAAGCTCACAATTATACCGCCCTACAGTGTCGATTTCCCCGAACGCTACGACGATGAAGATTTGAACGTGCTTCTCTGTGAAAATGGCTTCCTCATAGATGAAGAAGACGTACCTGAACCTATTCAAGAAGATTTATTCCATGCTCCAGAACCTGTCAGAATGGGCAACTAAGTACGCTTGCCTTCCCAATAGCCTCAACGCTTGGCGGCAAATATGCGGAGAAAAATTGCCAAAAAACTTTCTTATAAAAAGCGATAAGGAAGTTTCGGTGCTGTATTCGGACGGCTATTCTTTCGAGCTACAAAGCAGGTATGAAAAAAACGCGGTAGTCTATTCGGAAAATCTGGAAAAGAAATTTGAAGTTGAGCGCAAAGAGCTTCTTCGGCTTGAACTCGACAAGGAAAAATTTTCGCAGGCTATCGCAAATGCAATAGAGCTGACACAGGATGTTGTCGCTTTTGAAAACGGAGACGGATACTACCTTGGGAGCCGTCAACTTGGCAGAAAGAAATACTCGATATTCCTACTATTTGACGCCCTGAACGCAGAGTATTCAGTCTCAAAATATGGAGATGCAATTCCTATAATTTTTGTTCTTTCAAAGACTGCGATAACCAAGGATATGTCGCGCTGGATTGCCGAACACGAAGGCATATGTTTCGAGCTTCATAACGCCTTTCTTTTCGATGGAGAAAATATTACCTGCACGCAAAGTATCGCTGATATTGTAGGCTTTGGCGGAACATTGAATATCCCCGATACACAGCTTGTAAAATGGACAAAACGCCGCCCCGCAAATCCGAAATGGCAGCATATTAAAATCACCCTAGATGACCCCGATTACCTGTTCATACGCTTCGGTACTCCGTATGAGAATGTTCATTACGGACAACTCCCCGTGTTCGTCAAAAAAGCTGGCAAAATAAAGCAGAAGAATAAGCTCTGGTGGTTTCTGTTAAAACTTTCGCAAGACACGGAACACGACCATGAAGCGCATAAAAATTATCTTCCGAAATTGCGTAAATTTTTCAAAGATTTCTTTGAAATTTATGACACTGATCCGCTTCCAATTAAAGACGGATACATAGACCCTCAGTTTGCAATAGATGTTTCTGAGCATATACTATCGGATGCAGGAAGGAACTTCTGATAACATTGCCGCTACTTTTCGCCTCTCGGTTTCGAGGGGCTTTTTTTGTGTCTAAAGTCTAAAATTTTTACGTCTTTTCGATTTTAGACCGAAGGGGAGAAATATCGTTAACGCCTTAGTTGCAAGATAGTTGCGCGGTCTAGAATTCCGTCTAAAAAGTTTTAAAGTCTAAAAAGACCGCAGTCGGTTAGCGGCAGAGTTCAATAATAAAAAATATAGAACTCCGCGTTAACCCGATAAATCCACTCTTCTGTCGCTTTTGGGAAAACGCACCAGATGTAAAAGCAATGAAACCCATAAGCGACAGTATGGAATTAAGCAATCGGGTTGCGCGCCTTGAAGAAGTTATCAGGGTGCAGAACGACCTTCTTGTCAATCTTACTGAGCGCGTTGGCGACACTTTTGCAAAGCAGGCATTCTCTGTGGAAGATTTGAAGCACCGCTGGAACTGCAAGGAAACTTGCGTACGCCGTATTGTCAAAGCCCACAAGCTGAAATTGCTTCGCGGCGCAGATGGAAAGCCGAGGAGTCCCATTGCCGTATTGAGAAGTTCGGTTCTCAAATATGAAAACGGAAACACTTTGATTCCGCTTCGCAAGCGTAAGACAAAGCCCGTCCAAACTTGGTCGGACAATCCGTTTCTACCGAAGCCCGAATTCAAAATACCGTCTGGCAAAGGAGTTCGCAAATTAGGAGAACCTATATGCGAATTACCGCAGGTAAAATCAACCGCCCTCAAAAGGGCGTAATATACGGTTGCGAAGGTGTCGGAAAAAGCACTTTTGCTTCAAAATTTCCCAAGCCAATCTTTGCGGATTTGGAAGGGGGCACGGCGCACTTGGATGTCCAGCGAGCCGACATATCCTCTTGGGAAGAGCTACTGGCAACAATAGACGAACTGTCGAAAGATTCTAACGGATTCAAGACGTTCATCATGGACACGGCAGACTGGGCTGAACGTATGTGCGCTGCATTCTTGTGCAAGAAATACAAGAAGACAGGCATAGAAGATTTTGGCTACGGCAAAGGCTATCAGTATCTGGCGGAGGAATTCGCTGGCATGCTGGGAAAACTTACGGCTCTGCAAAATAGCGGGATGCACGTCGTTTTGCTGGCACACTCGACAATCCGAAAGCTTGAACTTCCCGAAGAAACAGGCTCATACGACCACTATGAGCTGAAATGTTCAAAGACGGTATCGCCTCTTGTTAAGGAATGGGCGGACGGACTTCTGTTCGCAAATTATCGAACGACAGTTATTGCGAATTCTGACGGCAAAGGAAAAGCGGTCGGAGGCAAAGAACGTGTTCTTTACACGGAGCACACGGCATTTTGCGACGCAAAAAATCGTTGGGGCTTGTCGGGCATACTTCCTTTGTCTTTTGAAAGCGTGGCAGGAATATTCGGAATTCCCGAACTTTCTTCCGCTACCGAAAACGAAAGTGAAACTTTCGGCAACGTCGAAATCACTGATACCCGCAAAGCAAACATTACGCTTATCGAAACTTCGATGGAGTTTTCAGGCGTGTCCGAAGCGGAGTTGAACGACTATTTGCGAGGGAATAATTCCAAGAAGAAAGTCTTTATCTCAAAGGAGCAGACATTCAGGGATCTCTCTGATTCATGGCTTGAAAAGATTTCCGCAGAAGATGCTTGGGAAAAAATCGAATCACAAATCGTTGCAGGGAGGGCAAAATAATGAGTTCTTCCGAAAACGAAAGATTGGATTGGAATTCGCCAACATCGGTTGATGCGAAGGAATTCAAAGTTTTGCCCGCAAACACTGAGGTCGGCTTCACCGTAGTCGAATTTGAACGAGCCACCACCGCCAAGGGGGACAACATGGCAAAGATTTCTTTACGCTGTGAAACTTCTGACGGGCTGACTGCTACGATTAAAGAAAATCTTGTGCTTATCCGCAACTGCGAATGGCGCATAAATCAGCTCTTTAGGAGCGTCGGACTCCGCAAACACGGGGAAACTTCTGTTCCCAAATGGGGTGAACTCAAAGGTTCACGCGGACGCGCGCGTCTTGGTGTTGAGCAATGGGTCGGCAAAGACGGTAAGACTTATGACGGCAACGTCATTAAGGATTACCTTGAGCCGAACGAAACCGCCGCCGCCGAAAGCGACGAGGACTTATTCTAAGGAGGTTTGTCATGAATTTTATCATATTTGATATAGAAACGGCAGGACTTCCAAAAGATGAAATCTCGCACCTCATACCTGAATTCGAAGCTCCTTCTAACTATAAGGACGCGGAGAAAATACAAACGTACAAAGAGCGCAAGCAGGAAGAATGGCTCTTGGATTCGGCGCTGTCGGCTGTCAGCGGTAAGATTCTAGCAATCGGGTTTCAGAAAAACCACGATGCAATCGACATTATTTCTGACGACAACGAGGCAGAAGTTCTACGCCGCTTCTGGGAATTGTATAGGGAAAATGCGGATGCAACGTTCATAGGCTTCAACTCCAATAGCTTTGACGTTCCGTTTTTGCTTAGACGTTCGTGGAAGCATAAGGTGCTGGTTCCGAATATTCTTAGCGGAAGATTTTTGAACGGTCGCTTTATGGACTTGGCGCAAATTTGGGCGTGCGGAACTGGCGAGCGCATATCGCTTAAAAATCTGGCAAGGTTTTTTGGCGTAGGCTCAAAAGACCAAAGCGGTGCGAATTTTGCATCTATGTGGCAAGCAAACAGGGATGTCGCAATAGAATATCTGAAAAACGACATCGCCCTTACCAAAGCCGTCGCGGTTGCGATGGACATCATGGAAGATGACGACGGAGGGCTTTTCTAATGAAAACTGTAATCATTGGAATTGACTCCGGCGCAAGCGGTGGCGTTGCAATAATATTCCCGAACGGAGAGGCGCAAGCCTCTCCCATCGGGAGTGTTTCAGACCTCTGTGAAGTTTTCAAAGATGCTATAAGGCATTCTGAGAAAAGCGGGTACTTTATTGAAGCGGTGCTTGAAGAAGTTACGGGGTATATAGGTGGCAAACCACAGCCTGCAAGTCGCTCCTTTGTTTTGGGAAAATCGTACGGTGCAATTATCGGACTACTCATAGGTTTGGAAATTCCGTTTCGTACGGTGCGTCCGCAAAAATGGCAGTCAGGATTGTCGGGGGTAAAAGGTCTTTCTTATGCGCAGAGAAAACGCAAATTGAAGGATTATGCGGTTCAAATGTATCCGCATTTAAAGCCGACTTTAAAAACTGCCGACGCGATTTTAATCGCAAATTTCTGGAAAGGAGTTTTGAGCCATGAAGCTTAGACCCTATCAGGAAAAAGCGGTTGACGCCATTTTTAAGTCTTGGTGCGACTTTAACAAAACCTTGCTAGTACTCCCGACAGGTACGGGAAAAACTATTTGCTTCGCCAAGGTTGCCGAACGTGCAATTGAAAGCACAGGCGAAAAAGTCCTTGTGCTTGCTCACCGCGAAGAACTTCTGACACAGGCTCGTGATAAGATTCATGCAACAACGGGGCTTTCATGCGCTTTTGAAAAAGGCGCTGAAACTGCATTGGGTTCTTTTGAGCCTATCACTTGTGCAAGTGTTCAAACGCTTATGCGCTCCTCGCGCTTGCAAAAATTCAACGCAAGCCACTATGGAACTATAATTGTGGACGAGGCGCACCATGCTTTGTCCGACTCATATCAAAATATTCTGAACCATTTTTCTTACGCCAATGTTTTGGGCGTTACTGCTACGCCAGATAGAGGCGACAAGAAAAATCTGGGCAAATATTTTGAAGATGTGGCTTTTGAATATGGAATACGCGATGCCATCAAGGATGGGTATTTGTCAAAAATTCTGGTCAAAACTGTTCCGTTAAAAATATCGCTTAAGGATGTCAAAAGCACGGCGGGTGATTTTTCTGCAGACGATTTGGGTAATGCGATAGATCCGTATCTCGAAGAAATTGCAAAGCATATTCCGCGCGACAGAAAGACGCTGATATTCTTGCCTTTGATAGAAACTTCAAAGCGCATGACGCAAATTCTTGTGTCGCTCGGTCATAAGGCGGAACATATAGACGGAATTTCCCACGACCGTTCGGAAATTCTTGAACGTTTCCATACTGGCGAATGCGGCGTATTGTGCAACTCCATGCTTTTGACTGAGGGTTTTGACGAGCCTAGCATTGACTGCATAGTTTGTTTGCGCCCCACAAAAATAAGAAGTCTTTACGCGCAAATTGTTGGGCGCGGAACTCGCCTGCATAGCGGCAAAGAAAATCTCCTCATACTGGATTTCCTCTGGCAAACGGCACAGCATGACTTATGTCACGCCGCGCACCTAATAGCGCCAAAAGAAGAAATCGCCCTCAAAATGCGCGAGATTTCCGAGCAGGAAAATGGCGTAATCGACCTGAGTATTCTTGAAGAACAGGCGGAATCTTCCGCACGCGAAGAAAGAGAAAGGTCTCTTGTGGAAGCCATAAAATCCAATGCAAACAAGCGAAGCAAACTCATAGACCCGATAGAATACGCGCTTTCTTTGCATGATGACGCGCTTGAAGACTATTCTCCCACATTTGCGTGGGAAAAAGAAAAGCCAACATCAAGACAGGTTGCGATTCTTCAAAAGTTGAGTTTTGACCGCAATAAAATCACATCAAGGGGCTATGCAGCTATGCTGATAAACCGTGTCATATCCCGACGCGTCGCAAATTTGGCAACGCCCAGTCAAATAAAAACTTTGGAGAAATTCGGCATTGATGAAGCTGGTTCTTTAAGTTTTTCAGAAGCTTCGCGCAAGATAGGCGAAATTGCCGCCAATGGCTGGAGAACAGGAGGTTTTTATGGACAATAATATCCATGAAATCCTAAACGCCCTTTCTCCGCACCGTGCGGACGATTATAAGACTTGGCTGGAAGTTGGAATGATTCTGCACTCCATAGGCGAAAGCCTTGGAGTTTGGGACGCTTGGAGTAGGCAATCTCCGAAATATAAGCATGGAGAATGCGAAAAAAAATGGGCGACGTTCGGCAACTTTTCAGGAGCGCAAGTGTCCTTGGGAAGTCTTATCAAAATGGCAAAAGAGGACGGTTATTCTCCAAGTCAAGGTTTCGGATTTGACGATCCGATAAGTGATTCAAAAATATCCAAAACTTCCAAAACTCCAAATACGGAGCTTCGGGATTTTATTCGCGCCGTATTCAGACCCAATGACATAATAAACTACGTTGTAGATTCCTTTGAAAAAGACGGCAAATGGCTACCGTACGGCAAAGGCGTATGCAAAACCTATGAACGCCTGATGTCAGAACTGGATAAGTACGACGACATAGGCTATGTTTTAGGAGACTGGAAGCCCCTTGCGGGTGCGTGGACTAGGAGTAATCCTGTCTTGCCCGACACAAGCGGTTCAAAAAATGCGGATGTTGCGGAGTTCCGGCACTGTCTTATAGAGTCTGATTCCTTGCCCAAAGACAGGCAGCTGGCAAAAATTCTCGAGCTGAATTTGCCATGCTCCGCCATAGTCGATTCGGGAGGGAAATCAATTCATGCGATTGTAAAAGTTGACGCGGGCAAAGATGAAGTCCTATACAAAGAGCGTGTGTTGGCGCTTCATAAATTTCTAGAGGAACGCGGTTTTCCTGTGGACAAAGCCTGTAAAAATGCGAGCAGGCTCTCCAGAATTGCAGGTGTTAGCAGAGGTGAAATTCGGCAATCCCTATTGTCTGTAAATGTAGGTGCAAAGTCTTTTGACGAATGGAAGCTGTTTGCTTCTGCGCCGAAATTCAGGCTTATGTCGGCAAAAGAATTGCGCGCAATATCGCCTGACGACTATTCAGACGTGCTTCTTGGGAACCGTTTTTTATGCCGCTATGGCACATGGTTGATTGTTGCACAATCAGGCATAGGCAAAAGCGTTTTGGCTATGCAGTTGGCGATGAGCTTTACGCTTGGCAAGCCCGTGTTTGGAATAGACCCGCATTGCCCAAGAAAAGTTTTGCTCATTCAGGCGGAAAACAACGATATAGACTTATCGGAGCCGTTTCATTCCATAACAAAGAAGCTAAACTTCACCGTGTTGGAAAATTCAAAGATAGACGAAAAACTATTTTTCCTTTCCGAAGACAGTTCCAGCGGCTCAAAATTTGTAGAGCTTCTCGATGCTGTTTGTATGGAAGCCAAGCCCGACATTGTTATAATCGACCCGCTGTTGTCATACATAGGCGGCGACATTAGCAGGCAGGAAGTTTGTTCCGAATTTTTAAGAAACCAACTCAATCCGATTGTTCGGAAGCACAATATGGGGTTGATTCTTATGCACCACACAGGCAAGCCGCCTAAGGAAAAATCCATTCAAAATGTCTCTGACATGGCGTATATGGGTATCGGTTCTTCCGAACTTACCAACTGGGCGCGAGCCGTGTCGGTCTTGGTTCAGAATAAAGATGACAGTAGCGTCTATGAATTTATCCACACAAAGCGCGGACACCGTTCAGGTACGGACATCAAGACGTATATCAGGCACGCTGTAGGCGGTATTTGTTGGACTGTTACAGACGAGCCTGCAAAAGCCGTGAAAGGCGAGAAGGCTCCACGCTCATCGAAGTATGACAAACTGCACCTTGAAAATCTCGCACCTTGTCCCAAAGAAGCTCTCTTTTCTGAAATCTCCAAACGCTTGTCGGCTGTCGGTGAACCAGCTTCATCGGGCGATGCGCTCAAGGTTTTTAATGCGGTACGCCAACTTAGACCTTCACCGCTAATCTTCACCAAAGAAAGCGAGCTATGGCAAGGTCGCCTATATATCGCCGAAAGCCTTGATTCTAAGGGCAATGCGGGAGGTGTGCTATGAGACTTTCAGGCATTGAATATACTGTCGGTGAACTCGGTGAAAGTTTGCGTTTTGAGGCTCACTTCATCGGTGAGGATATGTCGGTGAGGCAGGCTTTTAGCTTTTCCTCACCCTGTCGCTGTCTTAGTGAGGCGGTGAGAGTGAGACCCCATATATATACTTTAGTATATATGGGTTCACCCTCACCGACACACAGACTTGCGACAGGCGGTTGGACGATGTTCACTTACCCATCAACCCATACCCTCGCAGGAGGTGCCCAATGACCGACCGCGAAATATACCAGCGCGAATACCGCCAATGGGTAGCCAGCCTTTCGCCGAAGCAACGCGCCAAGCTAAAGGCGCAAGGCTTAGACAAACCCATGGCGGACGACTTTACCAGTTTCAAGCCAGACCCCGAGCTTAGCCTTGCAAGCATCACTACCGACTTCGACTACGATCAGCTCGACGAACCCGAGAAGCTGGATAATGGTGCGCTGGAGACCAAGGCGAAGGCATATGGAGCGCAACTGCTCATCTGGGTGTTTCAGCGCATACAAAGCCACGGCAACGAGCGTATGGCAGCTCTCGACAAGGAGTGTCTGCTGTTTGCGCTCGGGCTGGAAAATCTGCTGAATGTGAAAACCCAGACGGCTCTCGGCGAAAAGTACGGCATTACTCGAGCCTGTGTCTCAGCCCGTGTAAAATCGTGGCAGAAGCTTCTGGGCATGAAGCCGTCGTCGATGATGAAATCCGATTCAGCGTGCCGCTCATATCGTCGCGCAAGAATTGCAAATTTGACACGGAAGGTAGATGTATGAACGCACAACTCGAAAAAATTTCCGACCAGAATACCGTAGCTTCCGACATAGTTTCGCAGATAAACGACCTGCATCATCAGGCTGAACTCATCGCAAGCACCGCCAAAGAACAGGCAGGCAAGGCTGTTGAAATTGCTGTCGAGTGCGGACGTCTTTTGACCGAACAAAAGAAGCGTACAGCACACGGCGAATGGATTGCGTGGATAAAGTCTAACTGCCGTTTCTCCGAGGACACAGCGCAAAACTATATGCGCCTATTCCGCAAAGTCTCCCAGCTTGCGGAACTCGAAAGCAAGAGCGAAGCCGACGCAAAAACCGACACAGTTCGGTTTATCGATAAGCTCAAGGCAAAGAGCATACGTCAGGCATACATCGCAACAGGTATCTTGCCTGAACAGCCCGTAAAAAAACTCGGGGTAGCTGATGTAGGCGATGGTGCTTGCGGCGATTCTAAGCCCATTGTGTCGCACGTAAAGCACATCGACGCTATCGTGCTGTGGTACCGCAAGACCGTAGAAAACAAGCCCGCAAGTCGTTGGAAGTTCATAGAACGTGAAGCCCTCATAAACGACCTCACGCCCCTCATGGAAATCTACAATGAGCTTGTAGAACTCCAAGAAAACATGGGCAAATAACAATTCGCGGAGTAGTTTAACGGCAAAACACCCGACGCATACTCGGGAGACTGGCGGTTCAAATCCGCCCCCTGCTTAAAATAAGAATTGACTTATATATGCAGATTTTTTGCAGTTATATCATGAGTAGTAAATCAATCTTAAAAAAATGTTCATTATGCCATAATGTAAAAAAACTTTGTAAATCTCATTTAATATCTGAACTATTTTATAAAGAAACTTATGAGAAGGGTTCTGAAAAATTAAATGTAATACCATTAGCTAATTCAAATAGAAAATTTAAAACCATACAACAAGGTATGAATATGGACCTATTGTGTGAAGATTGCGAAGGAAAATTTAATCGCTATGAAACATATTACGCTAATCTTATTAAAGCGCAAAGTATATGGGATTCAGGAACCGTTATTTACGATTCTGATGGGATTGAGGGAAGGAGCATTACTGGTTTGGATTATTACAAAATTAAATATTTAATGCTTTCAATAATATGGAGATTGTCGTTTCAATATTCTGGCGAAAAGCTTTTAGATTTAGGGCTTTATCAAGAAAAATTAAGAGATATACTCTTGAACGAAAAAGATATAAAAGAGTTTGATTATCCAGTATATTTTCAACACATAACATTAGCTGGTAATCCATTTAATATAATTGGAAGTGGAGGATTTCATCGGAATAAGAAAGGCAAAAGAAACCATCTTATCTTCTTAAATGATCTAGCATTATTTGCCACAATAGGAGAAGATTCGGCGGATGAATTAGAACAAGAAATTTCTTTAAAACGAGATGGCAGTTGCATTATGGTAAGTAGCGACTTTCATTCTAGTAACTTGTTTGAAGTATACCAAAATGCCATAAAAAAACATAGCGCTAAAATTCATAAAAATGATGCTGTAAAGGAATCTATTTGAACGTCAACACACAGCAGGGGAGTCCGGCAGACCCCTTTCTCCTTGCGAATGGTTTTTTTGAAAGTTTACACCTTTGGCGATAATTTGGCGGTCAAACCCGCTTGCACAAAGGATTTCAGCGTGGGTGGAAAATTCTGAAAAGTCACCCTTTTTGACACTTTTCCACCCTGTATGGAAGAAAACATCGCAAGCAGGATTCTTAGCAAGGACATAGAGAATATCGTTAAAAAAGCCGCCAGTGGCAAACCATTGAGCAATGCCGAACGCCAACGAATAGAAGCCGCATATGCACAAAAAACTGAAACTGTCCGCTATGCAAAAAATCTAGTGGAATTGGCAAACGCCCTCGAAGTGAGCAGGCAGTCGATTCACAAATGGCGCAAAAAGGCAGGTTCTCCGAAGGCGCTTTCAAACGGCAAACATAATGTTCAAAAGTGGCGCGAGTTCATTCGCGATAACGACCTAAGAGAACCCGATACTCCAGAAGAAACCGCCCTTAAAAGCCGCAAGCTTTTGGCGGAAGTAAAGCAGGCGGAACTGAAACTCAAAGTCATGGAAGGTACTTATGTTGCCATTGAAAGAGTCCGTGAAGTTTGGATGACACATATAGGGCAAGTTCGTAGCATTCTTGAGAGCCGATTCTTAAACGAGCTTCCGCCCATTCTTACGACATTGAATGCCATCCAAATCCGAGAGAAAATGCAGGACGTTCTGGACGAAACTTATAAGGCTATTAGCATTGCGGCAAGTTCCATAAAAGAGTCTGTGGACATTGATTAGTATTCTTCTGGGAACAAAAGCGTCGTAACGCTTCTGTCGGCTTCCGTAATTATCCAAATGCGCCTCTTGTCTGGCAGGCAGTATTCGCTCATGAGTCGCAAGCCGTCTTTTAAGGCTTCTTCGTTTATGCCTTTGTCCTCATCGCATATATCGCCCCAGTCGCAATTTCCGTGGCGTATGAGATACGGCAACAGCGGAAACTTATTTTCCTCGCAATAGTTGAAAAGCGCAGATGTCGCCACCACCTGCCCGAAGTTGAATTTAGAATCTATTATGATGTGTGGGTGTTCTTCGTTCATGCTATTGCCTTGTTGATTGCTATTGTTTTGCCCTTTGCAAATCCAGCCCGATAGGAGTCTCCATCGCTTCTGACAGTTCTGCGACGTTCGGACTTAAGGTAGCGTCCGAAGGTGTTGTTGACGTAGCTGTCTATTGCTTCTTTCGTGTTTACCAGAACTATCTCATAGTTCTTGCAGGCGGATTCTGATTCTTCCGCCTTGGCTTGCTTTTCCGCTTCCGTGAGGCGTTCTATGATTCCGTAGGAAAGTCCGCGATAATAGGAAGCTTTGTCTGCGTTTATGTTTTCCTTCTTGTAGGCATTCCAACAGTCGAAAAATGTTTGGCGCAAATATCCGTGGATGTATTTGGCGATTTCTATGTCTTCTGGCGTGCCCACCAACATCATGCCCTTGCTTCCAAAATTGTTAGTAGTCAGAACTCGCACCCGATAAAATCTCAATAGAATATTTATTATGCAGGTATCGGCGGGATTCAGCATGCCTTTGCGAGAAAAGAATTCCTCGTGCCTGATTCCCATGTCGGATTTTTCTTCAGGGTCTCCCAGATTTGCCATGGAGATTTTATACTTTGTCATCAGGCGTTGTGCCATCTCCATCGCGTTCTTTACTTCGCCCTCGGAAGCGTTTTTTCCTTTTGCGAGATTTAACAGTTTTTGTATCCTTTTTATGATATGTTTTTCGTTATCCATATTGCTTTGTTTCCTTGATTTTATCGGACCTTATTAGCTTCTTCCGACTGTGTTTATATTAGCATATTTGGCGGAAATTCGCAATGGTTTTATTCATCTTTTTTAGCGTGAAATAATATTTCATAATAAGGTAAAATAATCTTGAAATCGGCAATAAAACCGCCTCCGAAAAGCCCCTTCCGCAAGCCTTCATCATAAAGGAATTTGCGATGGCTATGATGGCATCATATAATTATATATGATATATGATGATAAAAAAGACAGATAAAAATGTTGCGAATTTCCGCGCCTTATGGTAATATAAACGACATAGGAACAACTCTTAGGAAAAGGAAAAATATGAAACAAATCACGATAACAGAAAAGGATGCGAAAAAATATAAATTCCCCGCCAAGGCAGTTGGCTACTGGGGCGTAATGACTGAAAGCGAAACGGATATTTCGCTACATCGAATGAAAAAAGACGGGACTCTTGGAAGCAACAGGACGAGCAATATTCTAAAAATGAATAAAACCGTAGCTCCCGAGTTTTTTACAAAAAATATCGTCGAGCATGAAAAGCCTGCGGAGAAAATACCCGACGAAGATAAGCTGGAAAAAACTATCGTTAAAACCTTCAAACTCGGAGCCAGAAAGCTTCGCTGGATAGTTAAGCTCATAGAAGCCATGAAAGACGATCCATTCGGGCAACAGGCTATAGAAAAGCTCGGGGGTGAAATTCCATTCGCTCAAAAGGTGATAGAAGACACAGACCCCGAACGTGAATTTGGAAAAGCGTACAGTTCCATTTCAAGCGCAATGAAAGTCTGGAATTCCCGCATGATGAGAGGAGCCTTGTAATGGAAAAGAAAAGATACTTTCATATGCTATGCACCGACGGCGAAAAAGTTCGGTATGAGGGGCGTTTCCAATGCAGGACTAAAATTGAAGCATACAGGCTGTTGCGCTCAAAGGTTGCACGCAAAGATTTGCGGGGGCTTAAATATACCATAACGGAATTTCCAATAGACGTATTGCGCGAAATAGTGGATGCCATAATAAGCAAAAGACCTTTGCTCGAGGGCGATATAAGGCGCGATGATGGAATTGCACTGCCGCCCAAAGACCCCAATTCAAAATACTTTTCTCTCGCAGGCTATAAGGGCAATCCCAACCCGCCTACAATTGGAAACGTAAAACGCAGACTGGGCGATTGATGAAATTCCTATTAGACCTAAATCAGACACTCATAGATAAGCCCAAAGACGCGCCAAGAATCCGCCCTTTCGAGCTACAGATAGAAACTGAAACATATCGACAATGGCTTGTTGAGATTCTGCGAGAAAAATACGTCATTCTGATTACTGCTCGTCCGAAAGAATACCGAGCCATGACATTGGAAAGAATACAAAGGCTTACGGGCTGGCTTCCGCAGGAATCCTACTTTGCTGAAATCCGTTCATGGCCACATTTCAAAAAGGAGCATCTCTTGCGGAAATACGTTCTTCCAAAAACCGACAGCGAACGGTTTTTCGGGATAGAATCCAATCCCAAGACAAGGGCGGTATATGCCAGATACGGAATCGACGCGCTCCCTGCCATAGGCGAAAACGGAGAAAGGATTTTCATAGATTTTGACCCATTTTCAGACGGCGAAGAAAAAGTCTAAATTTTGACATCGCTTCGTCTGTATATGTCAGACGATAAAAAAGCACGAATTTTAGCGGACGGGATAGAGGTATGGTGTAGCTACGACAAGCTTGTAGCCGTGGACGACATTTTGTCCAATCCGAAAAATCCTAATACTCATCCTGCGTCGCAGGTCAGCCTTTTGGCGCAAAACATACGCTATCATGGCTGGCGGCACCCCATTACAATTTCCAAATTGTCCGGTTTTATTGTGTCGGGGCATGGAAGATTGGAAGCCGCAAAAGAACTCGGGGTGTCCATTGTTCCCGTCGAATATCAGGACTTTGCTTCCGAGGACAACGAGCTTGCCGTGCTTGTCGGCGACAATCGCCTTGCGGAACTTTCTTCGATAGACCTCAACAGCCTGCAGGACATAGTTGACGGTTTTGAAAAAAACGACTTTGACGCAATCCTTGCGGGATATGAAAAGGCGGACTTGGAAGCCTTGCTAAGCGGAAATTGTGAAGATTCTCCCGAAGACGAAGACGAAAAAGAATTAGACCCGAGCCAAGTTACGCTACAAGCTGGCAATTATCGCTGGCGTGTTTCTCAAGAAGAATTTGGCAAATGGATAGACGCCCTTAAACAGCAAGTCGGCTTCGACAAGGAATCCGTTATAGCGGAACTCAAAAGGAGAATGGGCATATGATAAGCATAGAGCCTATTTCCGCCGTAAATCCGTCAACCTATAATCCAAGAACCGCAGATCCGAGGCGTTTGGATTTAATAGAGCTTTCTTTGCGTAAGCTCGGCTTTATTGCCCCGATATACGCAGACGAAAACGGCGAAATCCTATCAGGGCACCAGCGACACTTTGTCGCCACACGGATGGGCTGTACGCACATTCCCGTATGCAGAGTCCCCGCCATGGATTTGGAAAAACGCAAAGCCATCAATATAGTGTTCAATCGCGGCACAAACGATATGGACATCTGCAAAACTTCGGCGAAAGCAAAAATTCAGCTGGAGTCTATGGATATTCAAAAACTGGCTGATAAAATTTCTGACAAAAGCGTCGGAAGCGACGAGTTCTTCCGTTGCGCTAAGCCATTTAAAGAGTCTGTAAAAAAGCTCTGTAAAATAAATGCTGGACGCTGGATTCCCTATGCAAGAGCTATAGCGCGAACTCTCCGAAAGGCGGGAGTCGTCATGCCCATAGTCTGCACTCCAGACGGCAAAGTCGTAAACGGCATAGGTCGCCTTGAAATGCTTGCCGAGCGTAAAGAAGAATTCGGCGAGGTGGTGTACATTTCAGCAGAAGAAGCGATATTTGCAGACGCCATGATGAATCAGCTTACAATGGAATTCAATATCCATGAACGCTATGAGGATTTGCTGCGGTATAATTCTTTCCGCAGGGCACGCAGAGTTCGCGAAGAACTTGGCAACGGTTTCATCTTCACCGTTCACGGCAATCAGCCCTGCCATAGTTTCGATATTTTTAATCCAAAACAACAAACCTTATGGCGCAAAGAACACGGCAATACGATTTTGGATTTCGGCGCAGGACACCTTACCGAAACAAAAATTCTGAATACTGCAGGCTTCGACTGTACTCCTTTTGAGCCGTACCATATCGACGTTTCCGAAATAGACAAAAAATCGTCTTTGGAAATATCCGAAGCATTCTTGGAAAAAGTGGCAAGCGGTACGGAATGGACTTCGATATTTGTTTCCAGCGTTATGAATTCCGTTCCATTTGCCAAGGATAGAGAGCATATAGCGGTGATTTGTGCGGCATTATGCAGACCATTCACAAATCTTTATATCTGCGCTTCCAGCACTGAAGAAACAGGCTATAGACAGGTGAACGGCAAAGCTTTCAACAATGAATCCAATGCGGGCAATATCGCCTTTCGCTTGGAATACGAAAGCGGAATCAGAATTGGAGATTTTCAGGATAAGCCAAAAGTTCAAAAATATCATACGAAAAAAGAGATGTTCGATTTGTGCGTGCCCTTCTTTCGCAATGTAAAAATTCAGTCTCTTTCCAACAATATTTGCGCGAAATGTTCCTCCGTTAAACGCATACCTTGGGAACGACTCGAAGAAGCTTTGAGGTTTGAATTTGAACTTCCATATCCCGACGGCTCGCGCATGGAACTTTCAGAAAAAGCAATTTCAGCCTTCAAAAAACGCTATGATATACTTGGTTGACCTTAATTACACGCTCGTCGGGAATTCCCCAAAATGGGGCGAGCCAAGGATTTCTCCTTTTGAACGCCAGATAGAACAGGAAATTTATAGGCCTTGGCTTGTGGACTTTTTGCGGGATAAATACGCTATCCTGATAACGGCGCGCCCGAACAGGTATAGGCAACTTACGCTTGCGCGAATAAAAGAGCTTACGGGCTGGCAACCGCAGGAAGCGTACTTTGCTGAAATTTCAGCGCCACCGCCTGAAATCAAAGAACATCTGCTTTTGTCATATATATTCCCAAAACACGGTAAAAATACGAAGTACTTCGGAATTGAGAGCAATCCAAAGAGTCGGGGTATGTATGAAAAATACGGAATAAAATCCTGCAATCAGACCGATTTTCGATGCGAATTTTGACATTCAGCTATCTTGTATGAAGCTGAATACAGACGATAAAATAGAATCGAGACAGTCTAATTGGGTATTTGACAAAAGCGTAGCTGAAAATTTCGACGAACACGTCCGAAAGAGCGTTCCCGATTATGTCGCAGTGCAGACGCTTGCTGAAAAGCTTTCCGATTGGTTCACATATGAGGGTTGCACCATAATAGATTTCGGCGCTTCCACAGGCGAAACTCTCCGCCGTATAAAAAATAGGCACAGCAAAAATATCAATCTCATAGGCTATGATAACTCCGAAGCTATGGTTGAACAGGCGAAGCGCAAAGGTATAGACATTACCCTTGCAGACCTTTCCAAGCCCTTTGAAATTCCTGCACATTCTTATGGTCTAGCGCTTTACACTTTGCAATTTCTGCGTCCCGACGACCGCCATGAATTCTTACGCAGAGTCTGGCGTAAACTGGAATATTCGGGGGCTATGCTTGTTGTTGAAAAAGTCCTCGGGGGTACACCTATTATGCAGGATATTTTGCAACAGCTCTATTGGGAGACAAAGGCGAATAACGGCCTTAGCGCGGAACAAATACTAAACAAGGCAAAAGCCCTGCGTGGATGTATTTATCCGAAGACGATAGACGAAAATGAAAAAGAATTCCATGAATGCGGATTTAGCTATGAAATCGTCTTCAAAGATTCCCAATTCTGCGGCTGGCTTCTTACAAGATAAGCATGCTATCAGATATTCTTTCAGACGCTTGGACTCCAGCAGACAGGCGCAAGCCGTGGAAATGGTGTGAGGAACACATAAAAAGTATTCCGTTTTCGCCCATGCCTGGACCATTCAGGAGTGAAAATTCTCCGTGGGTGCGCGAAGTTATGGAGGCTATTGTTGACCCCAAAATAAAATTGGTCTCGATGATAGCTGCTGTTCAATCTTCAAAAACGACGGCACCGGAACTTACGCTTTGCTACATTATCGCAAATTTGCCTGGACCATGCCTATGGCTTGACCAAACCGACGAAGACGCCAAAGACGAATCCGAAAGTCGTCTCCAAAAGCTTTTTGAAAGTTGCGAACAGGTAAGGAAGTTCTTTCCCAAGAATAAAAACAAACAGCGCAATTGCACCATACATTTTAACAACGGAATGACCCTTTGGCTTCTTGGCGCGTATAATAAGACCAATCTGCAAAGACGCTCCATCAGATGGCTTTTCGGGGATGAAACATGGCGATGGCCAGTCGGGCACATGGCGGAAGCGGAAGCGCGAACTACTGCATTCGGCTGGCTCGGCAAATGTGTTTTCATGAGCCAAGGCGGAGAAGAAAACGACGACACGCACCGCAAATTTGAAACCACCGATATGCGCGAGTGGCATTACAAGTGTCCGAAATGTGAAAAATTCATCGCCTACAAATGGGAAAATATCGAGTGGGACGACGACGCAAAAGATGAAAATGGCGAATATGACTTCCGCAAAATAAATCAGAACACAGCCCTAAAATGCCCCGAGTGTGGCGAATATTTTGAAGACTCCGATCGCATGAGGCGTATTCTGAACCGCGATGGAATGTTTATTCCTATGAATCCTAACGCTTCTAAAGAAAATGCGGGGTTTCATTGGAACGCCTTAGCGTCTATGTCATGGGGCAAGCTCGCTGAACTTTATTTAAGAGCGAAGATAGCGGCAAGAAAAGGCGATTCTTCTCTGTTGCAACAGTTCTACCAGAAACGCCTTGCGCTCCCGTGGAAAGAATTTGCGGAAGACTACCGTTTGGAAATCGCTTCGTCTGGATACAATTCCGGCGATGCTTGGGCGGAAGAAGGCGGCTTTAACAAGACTGCGGAGATAATTTCACAACCGTTTTCGGAGAACGAATGCATTGCTCCATTGAGAATAATGTCTGTCGACGTTCAAATGGACTGTTTCTATCTAGTCGTTCGAGCATGGAGTCCCGAAGGTTCTAGCCGTCTTTTATGGCATGAAAGAGCCTTAACATGGGAGGATATAGAGGAAGTTCAGAAGCGTTTTCGCGTACTCGACAACCTTGTTTTTATAGATGCTGGTTATAATTCCTATGAAGTTTACAAGCAATGCGGAAAGCGAAACTGGATCGCCGTAATGGGCGATAACAGAGCAAACTTTCACCACAGGCTACAAAGTGGGAAAAGCGTTTTGAGATTCTATTCTCCGGTAAAAAATATCTTTATTTCAAAACAGACAAAATGCCGTATGCACTTTTGGAGTAATCTGAATGTGAAAGACACTCTCGCCAGAATCCGCCGAAATCAAAACCCATCCGATGGCGCAACGTGGGAAGTGCCTTGTGATATTAGCGAAGACTATCTCAAACAAATGGAATCCGAACACCGCATCAAAAAAGGCAATAACTGGATATGGGAACAAATCGGCAACCGCTCCAACCACTACCTAGACTGCGAAGCCATGAATACAGCAGGAGCGTTGATGTTGAAGATTATTGGCAATGATTCTATGAAAACAGAAGTTTCTTAGATGGTAGCAGTCTATATAAAATATCCAATGTATCTTGCCCAAATTTGCTTTTGCTTTTCGCTTCATTAACCCATTTTTTAATGGTATCAGCCGAGAGTCTCTTCATATGCCCTAAGTCAACCGTGTATTCAAACTCCGCAGCCTCTTTTATCATTGCAAAATTGATTTGTTGTTCTCTGTGTTCTAGCCTAGGACGTTTCTTTATAAGTTTGCTTATTGACAACTCGTGATAAATCCATGGGGACATTGTTTTTGATAAGTAAGTATCCATACTTAACGAATTGGGTGTATTGTAAAAAAATAAACACTCACATTTGTCAATCATCATGCTTAATGCGGTAGACAACATCATGTTAACATTACTGGACATCCAAAGTAATTCTGATTCATTTTTTGGTGGAAATCTTTCTTTTAATAAATTTAAAAGGTTCATAGAGTATCCCCAAAGATATGAATCAATGAACGGAGATAATCCTAACTTTTCCTCCAAATATCCCGCAAGTAGCGTTGCTGTTCTAATATCTTTGTGTGAATGTGAAATGAAAACATTTGCATCTACTAAGGGAAACCAATTTTCCTGCATTTCAGAAGCATCAATTCTGTCTTGATATACTATATATTCCTTCAGTTTATCAAGTATTTCGGCACCTCTTGTTTCTTGTGTTGCCTTTGCTAATTCATAGTCAATACCGCTTATATTTAAGCTTTGAATTATAAAACCTCTAAACATTATGTACTCCTTTTGCGTATTTAATTCCATTCTGCTATAAGATTTAAGAAAGGCAATCTTTTTGACAGCCGCCGCCTTGTATGAGCGATTCATACAATTACAAACGCGGCTATTCTGTTCCAGAGCTTGAGGCGCTTCTGGCGCAAGTTAAGGCGGAACGGGAAAAATACCTGCAATCGGCAAGCGACAGCGGGAGTTCATATTCCCGCATAGCTTTGGCGGAAATTGAGAAGAAGTTCAATGGCATTATGGATGCCTTGGAATTTCTCGCGCCGGCAATATACAAACCGCAAAGTCGCGTATCTTTTAGCGGCGTTATGGGAGGCGTTATTCAGTGAATGTCCGCAAAAAAATTGCTAATTTGTTTTATGGTATTGGTTATGCTTTTGAGTCTGCTCGCGCTAGCATATCTCGCGGAAATCCCAATACTGCCAATCCTACGGACGCTCGCCACGAACTACCATCCTATACTCGCACAGAGCTTGTAAGAAAGGCTCGTTATCTTGAAAAAAACTCGGGGCACATTCGCGGAATTCTGCGCGACCTAAAGGTGTATGGCATAGGCAGGGGCATTTATCCGAACGCCAAATCAGACAGCCAAGACTGGAACAAGCTCGCAGAAGATTGGTTTTTCCGTTGGTCACGCCACTGCGAAATCTCCAACAGATTTTCGTGGAAAGAGTGTCAGGCTATGATACTTCGCGCCCTTGTCGTTGACGGCGAAATCTTCGTGATAAAAACTTTCGACGCTTTCGGAATACCAAAAATTCAGCTGATAGAAAGCCACCGCCTTATCTCGCCATCGTCGGAAACATCGGAACGTGTAATAGACGGAATGGAATTCGACAAGCACGGCAGAGTTAAAAACTACCACTTTTTTTTCGGCAATGAAGGCAATACGACAAAAGTTCCGGCGTCCGCTGTTTTGCATATTTTCGACCCCGAGCGTATTTCGCAGGCGCGGGCATATCCGCATATTCAGCACAGCATAAACGACGTAATCGACCGAAAGGAAATCCTCGCTCTTGAGAAAAAGAAGGTTAAATCCATTTCGGATATTGTGCATATTCTAAAAGGCGGAAACAACTTGAGTCTAGACGGCGACTATAAAGTAGATGTCGGAAATAAGCCCGACGGAACTTCTCCCGACACGCTAAACCGCATACTTGGCGGAAAGAATATACGCATAGACCCCGATGAAAGCATAGACGTTCACGAGAGCAATATTCCAAGCCCGACATTTTCGGGATTTTTGACGGAACTCGACCGTTCTGGAACGCTCGGGGTTCTCCCATATGAATTCGTCGTAGATCCTTCAAAAATCGGCGGAGCTTCCGTGCGTCTTATAGCGTCTAAAACACAACGCTACATAGATGACATCACGCAAATTATCGACGAGCGTTTCAACGACGCCGTATGGTTCTTCGCCATAGGCTGGGCGGTATCGCAAAACATTCTGCCGACTCAAAATTGGTGGTGGTACTGCACATGGACGCACCCCCGCAAGCTTACTGTGGACGCTGGGCGCGAAGAACAGCAAAACCGCGCCAATGTTGAAATGGGTCTTAAAACTCTGGAAGAATCCTTCTCCGAATGCGGTTTGGATTTTGAAGATGAAATGCGCACCCGCGCCGACAATGCTCGGTTTATTATGAATCTTGCGGGACTCCCCGAAAATGAACCTATCCCGCTATGGATGCTCTACAAAGTGAACGGAACGCAAATACTCTCCACGGAAGAAATCAAAAAAGATGAGAAATAACATTTTCCTAAACGGCGTCTGCAAACCTTGGAATATCCATGCGGGGACATTCCTTGCGCTATCGCTACGCACTCTTGCCGAAGTTAAGGGCTCCGATTCTCTTTCGGGTTGGCGTGAAAAGTTCTCTCAATTTATCCCGCAACGCGAGTCTTTGAAAATTGACGAAAACGGCATTGCCCACATCGCAATTCACGGAACACTTTTCAATAAGGAAGCTCCGTATTTTGTGGCAGGCTACGGCGGCACTGATTACGAAGAAGTTTTATCCGACATTGCCGTAGCGCAAAAAAGCGCGAAGGGGATATTTCTTAGCATAGACTCTGGCGGCGGGCACGCTTGTGGAAACGAACGTGTTTCCAAAGCTATATCGCAATGCAAAAAGCCTGTGTTTGCTCATGCCGATGGTATGTGCTGTTCGGCGGCTTATGCGATAGCGTCGGGTGCGTCTTATATTTGCGCTTCTTCTGACGCCACAATAGGCAGCATAGGCACGATACTTCCGCTTATGGATATTTCGGGGTTATGGGAAAAGCTCGGGGTAAAGGCGGATTACATCACAAACAAGGAAGGCGACCTCAAAGCCGCAGGCTATCCGCCGAGCCAAAGCGAAGATGAAAGAAGTTCTTTGCAGGCGGAGACGCAGGAATATTTTGAACTCTTTAAAGCCCACGTTTTGAAGCATAGGGATATCGCAAAAGAAGATATGCGCGGACAGGCCTTTGTCGGGCAATCCGCATTGAAGCACGGTCTGGTTGACGAAATTTGCGACAGAAATTCCGCATACAAAAAACTGTATCTTTTGACACAGCGTTAATTGTATATGGACGAATCCAACAAAGAAAAAACTCTCGCCGATGCGCTTTCAAAAATCGAAACGCTTACGGCTGAAAATACGAAGCTGGGTGCGGATTTGGAAAATGCGAATATTCGTATTTCCGAACTTCAAACCGAGCTTGACGCTGAAAAGACTACGCTTGCTTCCGCAAAGGAAAGCCTCGCAAATCTTGAAGGCAAGCACAGAGACATCGATAAAGAAGTCTCTCTTAAAGTCGCGGAAATTGCGGCTAAAAGCGGCGTCGAGCCTATCGAAAACGTTTCGGAAGGTGGCGACGATGAAAGCATAGAAGAACTTGCCAAGCGCATAGACGCCGCCCACGGCGTTGAAAAAGCCAAGCTCGTGGAATCCAACTACGACAAAATCATGAACGCGCTTAGAAAGGTACGCCAGCAATGAACGCCATTCCACAAGCATTAAGGCGTTCGCTTATCCTTAAGTCGGCGATGGAAGAATTTAAGCACAAGCTGATTTCATTGGGTTTGTTCTCGACGGTTCTTCGCAATCTTCCACTTGAGGGCAACGATGAAATCGACATTCCCTATGTGCCGCTTGCAACTTCCGCTTCAAAGGATTTTGACGGAACGTACAAGTTCGACAAGGGCGACTTGAAGTCTATCAAAATTACTGTCGATAGGCGCAAGTATCAGTCTTTGACCTATACTTCCGAAGAAAAGGCGCGCCAGCCGTATTTCGACCCAGTGACTCTTGGCAGGCTCAAGGGTGCAAAGCTTGCCGAAGACGTTCTTCTCGACATCTTGAGCGTAATCACGCAGGCAAACTATGGCGATGCTATCCTTACGCGAAACGCCACGGACTTCGATACGGACGACATCATAGATCTTGAAACCAAAATCGACGAGCTTGAATGGCCCGACTCTCCGCGGGGAATGTTGCTGAAAAGCTCCTATATTGGGAATGTCAAAAAGGACATCAAGGACTCTGGCGGTATTGGAAATTTCGGATTCACGGCTTTGGGCAATTTGCCGAACCTTCTCGGCTTTTCGTTCTCGAAGTTTAACAGGCTTCCCGACAACGGCGAAAAGTTGCAGGGCTTTGTGGTGTATCCGTCGGCTATCATGGTGGCTCTTGCGCCCATCGCGCCTGTGCCAAACGTCATGAAACAGCTTTCGACTTACACAACCTATACAGATCCGCAGACTGGGTTGACCCTCGAATACAGGGCTTGGGGCGACGCAGACACAGACGCTTCTAAGGAAATCATAGAGTGCAACTACGGCTTCGGCGTGGGCGAAAAGGCGGCTCTTAAACGTATCGTATCGGAATAGCATGAACTCATATATTACGATAGGCTACAAAAAGAACGGCGCTTCGGAAATCCTTGCGACTCCCGAAGTGCCGTATCCAAAACACCGCGAAATCTTCAAAACCCTTACGGGCGACTATACGGACGTTGAACTCTGGAGCCGTGCTATGGGAAAGATAAAACAGCGAAAAATGAAGGCTTCAAAAATATCAAAAACTTCAAAAGTTCCCAAAACTGCAAATATTTCAAAAAAGGAAAATGAACAATGAGAGAAAATGACATTTATAGAATCAGACCCGAACACACCCATGAAGGCGGACTGCAAATTTGCGACGACGGCGCGGACGGCACTGTTCAGAAGCTTGGCTTCTTTGGCGTTGCCCCAACAGTTCAAAGAGCAAATTCGGACCAAGCCAAACTTGCTGAATCTGCGACTCTCGCGCAGGCAGTAAAGCTCATAAACGAGCTACGAGACGCGCTTGTCGAAAAGGGGTTGATTAAAGGTTCTGAATAAATTTTTCATAACCTTGATGTTGATGGGAGGGCTTCTGAGAAATTGGAAGCTCTCTTTTTGACATTTCGTTATTTGCATGGGCTTCTTTTCAGAAATCAAATCCGCGCTAAACGAAATTTTTTCCGAATTTTCTGAACCTGTTGTATGGCGTGATAGGAGGATGAACACGATTATCTCTGAAGGGCATCAGGCGGTAGAATTGGAGTCTGGCGGTTTTGTTCCCGATGAGACTTTAACTATAAAATTTCTCGAAAAGGAACTAGATGGCGAATATCCTGCCATAGGCGAAATCATCGAAATAAACGGCAGAAGCTTTCGTATTCAGTGGGTAAGCTCGCGTGTAAATCGGGGGCAAGTTCAAGTTTCCTTAACGCCAAAAGACAAATGAGCGTTAAATTTGA